GGGTGTCGAGTTCGCCGCCGATCAGTTCGTGGCGGTAGATCCGCTCGAGGTGTTTGACCGTGCGGCTCTGGCCATCGGGATCGCCATGGAAGTGGCGGATGGCATTGATGCCCTCGGCGATGGTGAGCGGTGTCTCGACAAAGCGGTTCTTCATGAACTCATAGGCGCGTGCATTACGCAGCGCGCGGTTCAAGATGTCACCGACGCGGATCGAGTCCTGCATCATCCGGTTAGAGAGGCTGAGCTTCTGGTCGATGTGACGGCGGGTCATGCCATTGCTGCAGACCAGCTCGAGCGAGACGACCGTGGCAGTGGTGGCGAGGGCCTTGCCGTAGTGGGTCATGAGCATCAGCCAGTGATCGGTGCGGTCCTCGCTGGCGATGTATTGACTGGTGCCACGGCGGGAGATCGCGAGGCCGCCGCCGTCGCCGTAGGTCTCCTGGTCCAGCAGCGCAGCGTTGTTGCCGTGGAGTTTGGAGGCCATGTAGAAGACCTTGCCACCGTCGATCGTGCCGATCACATCGAGGGTGACGGCCTTCTCGGAGCTGGCGCAGAAGTCCTTGTAGTGCTGGACAACGCTGGTGGGTTGCTGCGGGACACGCAGGGTGCCGAACTGGCCGAGGGCATCGCGGTTGTCGCTGCGCAGCCAGAGGCGGTGATCGTTGTAAGCCCGGCCATCAGAGCCGTGGCAGGGCTCGTTGATGATCTCGAAGTTGCCGTTGACCAGCTCAAGCATGGAGGTGGTATCCATGGAGCCGTCAACACCAGCTGCATTGCCACGGAACAGCTTGCGGTCGGACTTGGTGAGGTTGTAGGACATGGTTGAGAAAGGACGAAGTGGGTGTTAACTGAGGTGATCGAACTGATCGAACTTGTTGATGTAGTCGGTGAAGGTGCTGCGCTCGATACCGAGCGATTGCAGTAAGCCGTCGCCGACCATCAGGTGACTGCGTACCTCTTCAAGAGAGGCTTCATCGCCAAGTCGCTTACGGATATTGATGATGGTTTCCTGACTGGAGCCCATCATGAAAGCGACATGTAGCCGCTCTGCGAGTTGAACAATGGCGGAGTGAACGGTGATGTATTCGTTCAGAACCTCGAGGATCTCGAGGCGCTCCGACATGCTGAGCCGGTTGAATGGCTCGGTGTTTGCCTTGGCTTGCTTCTGCCGCCGCTGCAGGCATTCGCCGACGGAGTGCAGCAGATACAGGGCTGCGGTGAACTCCTGCATGAGGTTGGTCCCATGCGCCGAGCGGTTGATGATCTGCATGAGCGGGACCTGTAGATCGCAGATACCGCCAGGGGCCTGATCGCCATCGCCAAGGTTGAGCTCGGGGATCACGTCGGAGTTCGGCAGCTCCAGCGTGCGACTCAGTAGTCGCTGCAGGTGCTCGGCTGAGACGGAATTGGGGATGCTGGAGTCACCCATTCGGGAAATTGAGGAGGGAGGCCAAGGGAGCGGCGGCAGGCGTCAACTGCGATCTGGAGGTCGGCCGTGCTGGGGCCGATCCAGTTGCCCTTCACCTGGTTCTGCGGCAAGCCGACGGGGTCCAGGTAGACGTTGAAGATGGTGACGCCGTGCGTATTGCCGGGCTTGGCTTCCAGTTTGACTGCCGTGGCTCGCAGGTCAAGTGTGACCAGGTGACCCAGAAGAGTCCGATATGAGACTTGGCTTGCGTGCGCTGGGATGAGCAGGCGGTACTGCAGGCCAAGGGTCGGTGACTGGATCAGCAGGCTGAGGTGGTCGCGGTCGGCGTCCCAGGTGTTGCCCTTGCGCTCGCCGGCCTTGCCGTACTTGGCAACGGAGGCATCGAGGATGGCGCCGTAGATCGCGCAGGCTCCCTCAGGTAGGTAATCCCTGGTACCACCTGGGGTTTCGGAATAGCAGTAGAGCCGGCCGTTGTCGATGCCGAGGACTTTGACATTGGGCTGAGGGCTGGCGGGGCAGAGCCCATCGGCCGGGATCTCGGTGAGTGTGTGGTCGGAGTGAGCAGGAGTGAGAGCAGAAGTCATGCTGATGACAGGTCACTTGAATGCACTGCTGAAGCGGTGCACAACAAAAGCCCCACCTGACAACCCAGATCTGGGCTGCCTGGCGGGGCTGGATAGAGTGTGCTCTGGCGATCAGAGCGAACGACAATGCAGGGCATGCTCCATGGTCAAGAGCCCATGGCGATCGTGGTGGCAGAGGCCGATGAGCTGCGCAATCCCTGCGCTGGCATGGTGAATCAGCTGATCATGCTGGCGGCGTTCCTCAAGGAGATGGAAACGCAGAGCCATCTGATCCACCTGAACTATGAGGGTGCGAACTTCTTAGATGTGCACCAGTTCCTGAAGGGCCAGTACGAGGCGCATCTCGAGCAGTTCGACACCGTTGCTGAGTTTGTGCGGGCGCAGGACTTCTGGATGCCGATGTGTGCATGCGGCCTGAAGGATGCGCTGCTCTGCTTCCAGAACGTGGAATCGCACAACGGCAAGGAGATGCTTGCCGTGTACCTGAAGAACCTGGACGACCTGGCTGACCTGGCGGTGCAGATCGAGCCGAGCGCTCAGCAGGTGGGCGCCATCGATGTGGCGAACTACATGGCTGAGCTGGTGGCGGCAGCGAGCAAGGCTGCCTGGTTCCTCAAGGCAATCCTGCGCGGCTGCTAGGCCGCCGGCTTGGAACGGAACCACTTGGTGATGACGTATTTACGTCCGGCGAGGACGGGCCGTGCTTCGTGCAGGGTGTCCTCGTTGGGTGTGCCGTCTTCGTAGAGGTTGTTCCAGGCCAGGGCGGTGCCGGCAATGGGAGCAAAGGCGCGCTCGATCTCAGGGAAGTAGGTCTCGCCGCCTTGCTCCACGGTGTTGAGATAGACCATGACGGTCCAGGTGCGCTGGCCGAGGTGGCCGTGCTCAAGCCAGGTGTAGTGGTGCGGGTCGAACCAGTCGTGGTGCTCCTTGAAGTACTGGCCTTTGTCGTAGCGGGCGCCCTGCAGTGACTCGGAGAAGTTGGGTGTGACACCAAGCAGATCAGCGAAGCGCTGGTCAAGCTGGGTGGTGAGGTCAGGATCGGCGCTATCGAGATAGCAGGTGGAGCTGGTGCGGTAGTCGTCTGGGCCGTGGGTGACGAGTGAGGGGCTGAGCGAGGAGTCGATGACGTCGATCAGCCGCTGGCACTCGATGAGCGAGAGGAAGGACGGGATCTCGAGGATGTCGATGAAGTCGGTATCAACGCGCCAGGCCCTGGGCTTGTGGTCACGCAGGAGGACCGGCGGATCATTCCAGCGCGACCACTCGTCGTCGGGAACTCTGGCTGCGTTGATGGCTGCGGTCCATGGATCTTCTCCGCTCTCAGTCGAGCGCCTGAAGGCGTGGTAGGCGTCGTTGCTGAGGGCGTTGTAGCGCCCAGCGAGAAGGGTCAGATCCATGGGCGATCTCAGTTCAGTGAGAAGTCGACTTCGTTGCAGAGGAGTGTCTTGCCGTCGGGGCCAGTGATGGAGAAGCACTGACCGTTGTTATGGCAGACGAGGTAGGCGTCAGCAGTTGGTGATTTGACGACGCGGTAGGACTTGTGACGCCAAAAGACGGTGCGCCCGGCGTCAACTGACGCGCGGATCTGGTCAAGGTTCATGTAGTCGAGAGGATGATGGTTTCTTTGGCGCGCCAACCCTTGCGGTCGACCCATTCGTTGAACTCGGCCTTGGCCTCGGGAGTCATGTAACCGAAGACTCGGTTGAGGACGTGCTTGAAGGCGTATTCCTTTTCAGAGATCTTCTCGTGCTCCAGGGCGGCCTGGGCGGCGCAGGCGATGTCGAGGAGGTCGTACATCGGAACCTGCGCGCGCTGGTTGGCTTCGTGGTTATTCAGGGTGGCTGTGCGACTCAGCGTTCACGCTAGATCCAGTGGGATCGGCGTGCTGCTCGCTGTCGAGACGCTCGTAGTGCCAGAAGGCATCGGCCCATTCCTGATAGCCAGGTTCCTCTGGGAAGGGATACCCGCAGAGGATCCAGTCGTACTCATGGGTGCAGTCGGGTGCGTACCAGCCGCCCTCGTCGCAGGTCCAGCCAGCCCGCCAGCGAATGCGGTAGAGCTCATCTTCTGCTGCGATGGCGTTTTCCACGGCGTCTAGATGTTGGTACCAGTTGGGTCTTTGCTCGAGTTGAGCGAGGTTGAAAGCGGGATCAGTCATGGTCGTCTTGCTCGGAGAGGATGTCGTCGATCTTTTGCTGCCTCCAGGCCCAGTAGCCCAGGAGCGTCTTGTTGTCTGCGACTTCGTCTTTCCAGATTTCAACTGGGATGAGCGGATCAGTCATGGTCCTTTGTTAATAGAAAAGCGAGAGTGTCGATCTGCTGGTACATGGGCGAGTAGTCGAGCTTGTTGTAGATCTGAGGGGTAATGCGAGCAATGGTGTCGTCGGTGAGGTCGGTGTTGTCTTCTAGGTAGAGGCGGATGTCGTCATCAGTCATGGAAGCGAAGGTGTTTGCGGGACAGGAAGATGGCGACTTCTTTGGCGATCTGGCTGTAGTCGAGCTTGGCTTCGAGGTCATCGAAGGAGACCTGCTCGGCCAGCTGGCAGTAGTCGATCTCGCGGCTGAGCTCGTCAAGGCGGATCTCAGCGGCAAGGTTGTCGAGGCGGATCTCGTCTGCGACCTTGGCGTGATCGAGCTCATCAGCGATGTCACTGACATCGAGCTCGCAAGCAATGTCGTTGACATCAATCTGCTCGGCGACTCCGCGAACACTGATGTGTTCGGCCAGGGCGACGACACACATCCAGTCGGCGATTTGCCTGTAGTCAATCGAGTTGATCTGGCGTTTGACTTCAGCGGCAACAAGCGGCTGAAGCATGCGGGCGATGAGGTTCATGCGTTTGCGGGGATGGTGAATGCTTGGACGGTTCCTGTGGACTGGCATGCTTCACAGCAGATGAAAGAGCTGTCATTCCAGTCGGCGTCCTGCGGGATTTCGGACCAGCCATCGTCGGTGACATGGACGAAGCCCGTGACAGCAATGACGAAAGAATCTTCGTGGCCGCAGTTTGGACACCGGATGCCAGAGAGGCAGTTGGACTTCGGCATAGCTCAGTAGCTGATTTGCACAGAAGCGATGCCGTCGAGCGGGACGCCAAGGCGCCAGGCCGCTCCGGCGGAGAGGTCGATTGAGTTGCACTCGCAGCGGTCCGTGATCGGGACCGTCAGCGATCTGCCCTTATGGGAAACGCGGACCCTGGTGCCGCAGGGCAGCCAGGGGTGAGCGGCGCTGACACCCCAGTGGATGTAGGTCTGGCCGCAGTAGGCGGTGCGGCCGTGATACCACTCGTCGTAGACAGTGGCGGTGACGGTGCGCGCCTCAGCACTCAGTGGCTGAAGCATGAGCGCAAAGGCCATCAAGGTACGTTTCAGTGATTTCAGGTTGGTCATCGGGCTTGAAGTTGTGGTTACGAATGGCGCGGAGTTCGTAGTAGTCGTCGGTCCAGGGGGCCTCGTCTGGATAGAGGTAGGGGTGGTTCATGGACCTACGGGAAGAAGGGCCGCCCGTTTGATGGCGGCCATGGTGTTGCGTTCGCTGCGGGCGTGGCGCTTGCGACCGAAAGAAGCAATCGTGTGATTGCCATTCGGGTGGCTGAGATGCCAGTGCCTGCGGCCGGGCGTGATGATGAAACCGAGCTCGAGGGCGAGCTTGAGGCAGGGGTCCTTGCGGAAGAGAGCTGATCGATTCATCAGCCGGCCAGGGTGCGCAGGAGCTTCTCTTCTTGTTCGCCGAGGTTGACGCCTTCGCCTCTGCAGTAGTCGATGAAGGCAGTGACAACGAGGCGTTGAGCAACTTCGGGCCTGGGCTTCTCGCTGACGCCGATCAGCTTGGCCATGAAGTTCTGCCCCCGGCCCAAGAGCCAGAGCCGCTCGAGGAATTCGACCGGCAAGTTGTGCTCGGCAGCCAGTGCAGCAGCGGCATGTTTGCGCGCGGTCTGCGGAGTCACGCCGCGATTCGGGATGACGGGCTGGGGTGCTGGCTCAGGGAGGACGGCAGTGAGATGGTCAGGATCGGACCACCCGGCTTCAGGGTTAGGAGGGAGTTGAGGATCTTCAGTTGGCGCAGCGTCGAAATCGAGCTGAAGAACCCAGCCGACCGGGTCGACCCACTTGAGAGCGGAGTCGTCGAACATATAGTTCTTGGAGATGATGCCGGCGAGAGCCTTAGGGAAGGAGAAGGTTTTCTCGGTTCCAGTAGGAGTCTTGTCGTTGAAGCGGACGTAGTAGTAGTCAGGTGATTTGTTGCTTTGCTTGGGGTCTGTTGTGACGATGCGGGTTGCCATGGTTGAACGGAGTAGTGGTTAGAGCGAAGGACAGAGACAACGAAGTCGGCTTCTTCTGGAGACAGAAGGAGAGCAGGGCCCAGACGGCGGTAGAGGTTGGGGGGATCACAGAGGATCGAGCCGATGTCTGCGAGAAAGCAGCGACCTGCTGGGCTCCCGGGGTTGGGAGTGAGCAGGCGCTGCTTGCGGTTAGGGGTTGGGACCAGGAAGAAATCAGGAGGATTTCTGGGTCCTTTGAAAGAGGGGAGATCCCGGCGCGTACTCGGCGATGGTGTCGAGATTGGCGAGGAAGTTAGCTCTGAGCCTGCCGGGGTCTGAGCAAATAAGAAGGGCGGCAAGTTTCTGGGCGAAGTTGCCGCCGTAGTGCTGCATGGTCTCGAGGATGGCGTGCTTGTTGCCAATGAAGGTGGGCCAGTCGAGTTGGTAGTGACGGTTCATTTGATGGTCCAGTTGATGTAGGTCTTTAGTTGCGCGCCGGGGATCTGGTTGCCAGCCTGGATGGCCTCTCTGATCGAGTCCTTATCCGGCGAAGTTATGGTCTTGGTGCGGACCATGTTCTCGGGGAGTAGGTCCTCGTCGGTGATTTCGACCTTGGTGCTTCTGCGGGAGGAGATCTCGTGGTAGGCCGTCGTGAACTTGGTGTCGGCGGGGAAGGTCGCCTGCAAGTTCTGCATCATGTAGCGATGCAATGACTCACGCTTCTTGGCGAAGCGGTCCTTGAGATCTTTGAGGCGCTTGATCTCTTGTTCGATTAGCGCCTCGCTGCCGGTGAGGTCGTCGATGTACGTACAGATGTTGTCCACCTTGACCATGAGCTGAGCCTTGGAGGCTGCGCTGGCTGCGAGGTACTCAGTGATGACGTCCTGAAGTTCGACCTGCTCCTCGTCGGAGGCGGTCATCATCTCCAGGAAGAATGAGTCAATCTCCCGCTGAATGCGACAGCCCTGATACAAGGAAGTCGGGGATCCGGTCGTTAGTGCCGGCGTGGAGTTCGAGGACGTAGTGCGCGAGGTCCGACGGGTCGGCGCACTGGACGATCCATTGGAGGTTGGTGTGTGTGTCATGGACAAGAAGGATTAGGAGCTTCTTCTGGTAGTGGGTGATCTGGAAGCGTTCGATCGAGCTGGGCGATGCGTCGCTCGAAGTTGTGCTGGATCGAGCGGATGCGGCGGAGGGCCTGGAGTTCGCCCGCTGTCGGGGACGACCCGATCTCGGCCTCAGCAGAAGCGCAGAGGCGAGCCGCCTCATCACGCAGAGCAAGGAGGTGGCGATAGCGGCTGGGATCGATGGACATGCCTGGGTCATCCGGTGCATGACGTGGCTTGCGCATTGTGGCGGGGATTCCAGAAAAGGGAAGCCCCGGCTTACGCTTTGCAAGCCGGGGCACGGGATCAGGCGTTCGCCAGCTCAGCGGTTGCGGCCTTGGCGTCCTGGAGGCCGACGGCCTGGGCGCGCTTGATCAGGGTTGCGGCGTAGACCTGCTGCGCACTGAGGGGCGAGAAGCCGGTCTTGCCGTAGAACAGCTCACCGGACACCGGGCAGGTGAAGGTGTCTTCCGGGTTGTCCTTGCCGGTGATGTCGGTGAGGTGCTCGGACTTGGCGCTGGCGCGGATGGCGGACTCACGTTGAGCGAGGCCGCATCCACGGTTGGTGACAACAGCGCCGACTGCGCTCCACCAGCCATTGCCGCGATAGGCGCGGAAGGAGAGAGGGCCGAGGTTGAGTTCCATGAGAAAGGATGAATGAGTAAACGAAGCAGACCTCTTAAATGCACTGCTGCATGAGGTCAAAACAAAAACAGATCTAGAATGAAGACACCCATAGGCGCTTCATCTAGATCCGTGAATCCTCTTCAGTCACTGAAGGATGAAATCATCCGGCGCGCACAGGCAGATCGGAGCGGTCTTGAGGGCTCGATCGCCAAGATGCAGGGCGATCGCTACACCCGCCGCGCGAAAGAGCTAGGCGGTCGTACCGATCAGGAGCTGGCAGAAGCAGCGGCTTCCCAGCTGAACCGGATGAGCCGCGGTCAGTCGACTCCGATGTCGGCTCGGGATATGTATGCCTATACAGGCACAACCGATGCCGCCAATGTGACGCCGGACGATATTCGAAAGAACCTGCAGAGCCTCAACAAGGATGAGCGCTCTCGGTTCATCGGATCCATGGCGGCCAATGGTCGCTCTGGCCCGATGGAGCGTCTGCGCCAGGCGCAGTTGTACGCCAACGAGCAACTGCAAGCAGAAGGAACTCGTGGCGATATCGCCCGTGCAGGCGTGGTTACTGCTGCTGCAGGTGGCAGTGTGATGGGTTTGACTGCTGCCGGTCAGGGTCTGATGGCTCTGATGGAGTACATCCAGAACGGAACCGAGCAACAGGAAGCGCGTAATCGCGAGCTGGCTTGATGACCAAGCCCGAGCCCTGGGAGTGTGAGATCTGGGAGCGGGTGTTAGCGGCTCTTCGGGCGAGGAGCCGCTATCGGACGTCGTATTACTACATGGCTGAGGAAGCTGTTCGTTTGTGCAGGTTGTGTGATGGACAGTGATTTTCCGCTGCGGTTAGCGGGTACAGGTTTGGGGTTGGATATTCGTGATGGGTTGAGCAATGGGAGCATTGGTGGATTGCGCCAGGGCTTTGGCACTGGGCGGTTGATGCCGCAATCGCTGATGGGCGACTTCCATGCGATGGCACCGGAGCACAGCGAGCCTGGATACTCGCTGCGCGGCCGGTACCAGCCTGAGGTGACCTACGGGGCGTAGTCCTCGACTGGGCCGAGGAGTTTGCGGAAGTCGTGGGTGAACTGCATGCAGTCACCGACGGATTCGTGTAGCTCGAGTCGTCTGTGCAAGTGCTCAGCGATCGGGAGATAGCCCTCGATGGCGAGGGTGCCAACAGCGAGGCGGTCTTCGATGTAGGTGGATTCGATATGGGTGGTCATCAGTTGGATTCGTGATAGTTGGCGGTTAGTCGGATTCGTAGTAATTGGTCAGGCTTCAGGAAGTTCGGGTTGATCAGGTGTATCGAGGTCGGTTGAGGATTGGAAGTAGGTGTTGCCCTTGCCGTCCATGAAGAAGCCGAAGCCCACGCCGCCTACGGCTTTGGACTGGGCGTTGAGGTCGGCAAGGAGCTTGAGCAGCTGATCTCGGGTGGGATCGCTATCGCCTGTGGGTACGGGTTTGGTCATTGAGCGAGTGCCTCGGCTTGCTGGATGAGCGCCAGTTCCATGCCTTGCTGGTAGAGCAGGCGTTGGTCGGCGCTCAGTGCTTGGTTGGAGATGGAGACGACCTGGTCGGTGTGGAGCCGGCCGTCTCGGTGGCTGAGCTGGATGGTGAAGGTGGGCTTGCCGTCGACCATGCCGAGCACGATGAAGTTCTGGAACTTCTTGATGCGATCGGCGTAGGTGCCATTGCCAACGCAATTGCGGACGGCGTTGCCCCACTCAGCCAGCTGGTGGACGGAGTTGGGCTGGAAGAACGAGAGCCGTGTGTCACTGGTGGTGACGCGCACGGGACTCGGGAAAAGATCCTGAGGCAGGGGTGCATCAGGGGTCTTGACTTTCCAGAGCCGCTCTTCCAGTTGGCGTTTGAGGTCAGAGAGGCGCAGGCGCTTGGGCTTGGGTAGCTCGCGCACACCAACCCAGCGCTGCTGCTCGTCGGACCACTGCATGCCATTGGTGATGTAGGCGGCCAGTTGCTGGTTGAACTGGCGGATGTCGGAGTACCAGTAGTTGTCTTTCTCCTCGGCGGCACGGCGCATCCAGTGGACGTAGGTGGCCAGGGGCAGGTGCTCCCTGATCCAGGCGATCACAGGGTTCTCGCCATGCGCCCGGAAGCCGCCGGGGCTGTAGCGCTGGTTGGCACAGGTGATGTCGTCGATGGAAAGGCGCCGGCTGATCTGTTCGCTGAAGGGCCAGAGCGCTTGAAGATGATCAAGGCTGGCGTCGGGCCAGATCTCAGTGATGGGCTTGAGCCCTTTGCACTGATCCTTCAGGGCAGCCCAGTGATTGCGAATGCGGTGAGGTGACGCCACTGGTGCGTCGTACTCAGTGAGCATGTCGTTGAGCCTGCCCTGGATCTGGTTGCGGAACCAGGGCGTATCAATCGGGGTGCCTTTCAGGAGGTCTGAGTGGGACGGCACCCAGTTCGCCGGTGCGCCTGAGTTGCTGAGGATGGAGGCCCAGGTGTCCTGGACGCGAGCGAAGGGACAGTTGCCCCGCTCTTCCCAGGACTTGCTGAGCATGGATGTGGCGTAGCGGTGGACGCGGTCGCCTGTCTGCTGGATGAACTCGCGATCAGAACAAGCGGCGCGGCCGTTGCCTTGGCCAACGGTCCAGATGTTGGCGACGTGGAGGTAGCGGGGATCGCTGACAACGCTGGCTTCTGTGAAATGCCAGCGGTGCACACGGAAGGTGGAGCGACCGCACTCGAGATCCTCGGCGGTGTCAGCTTTGAAGGGATTAAAGCCGGGCGTTCCCTCGTAGAGGTAAAGCCGGTGCGGCGCATTGGCTGCACCTGGTCTGGCGGCCCATGCCAGATGCAGCCCCTCGGTGGGATCGGCGTAGGCGGCGACCCAGAGTTTGCGGCCACTGCCGGCATTGGCATGCCAGATGGCGGCTTTGAAATTGCCGTCGTCGTCGAGCCAGTGCTCGTGCTGACGAACGGCGGGAGAGGTGTTGATGGTTTGCAGCGCCCGCAGGAAGGCGTCGGCCGGGACGATCTCAGGAGGGATCAGTCCGACCGGCAGGCCAAGCGGGTAGGCGGGACCCCGGGTGGCCGAGCGCTGGGAAGCGGCCTCGGCCTTGAGTCTGCGGCGCAGTTCGGGGTCGTACTTGGCGATGCGCTGCTGGAGGGTGGATGGAACGATGAATTGCATGGTGTGATGGGGGTTGCGTTACGTCCGACCTGGCGTGCAGGTTGACATGAAAGAGCCCCGGCAGCAGGGCCACCGGGGCGGAGTGTCAGAAACTCGCGTCACTGCCGAGCAGGGATGAGCTCGAGGAGGTGGTCGTACTCCTCTTGCATGGCGAGCTGGTTGAAGTAAGCCTGCTCGGCCAGGAAGTCGGCGATCTCGGGGTAGAGCTCACCGAGAACGTCTTTGATTTCAGTCATGCGATTGACCAGAAACGACAAATGCACTGCTGAAGGAGTGCACGAAAAAGCCCCCACCAGCGGTGCTGGCAGGGGCGATGTCGTTTCAGGTCTTGAGATTTAGGATTGCGCGGTCGCCTTGCGCCGGCGCGTGGATTGAGGCTTGGTTTGCTGAGGCGGATGTCGAAGTACTGGGGGAGTGGTTGGAGCGGCCTCAGTGGGGAGAGTGGCTTCGATGGCGTGTGCAGCTGCGCGCAGGAATGTGAGGAGGTGTGGGGCAAGGAAGTTGTAAGCGCGCCTTGTCAGTTGACCTGCGATGAAGACATAGACGCAGGCGGTGACAAAAGCGCTCCAGGCGGACAGCGCCAGGCGGCGGTAGTCCGTGGAGCGCAGGCGCTCGAGGAGTTGATTGGCGGGAGGGAAGGAAGGTTGAGCAGTGATGAACATGATGTTGAGTGCGATGGGCGAAAGATAGGTCGTACTCGCCAAGGCGTCGTGTGACGGAAGAGACAGGACGCATGCTGTGTTGGCGAGTCATGAAAAAAGCCCCACCCGGCGAACCGAGTGGGGCTAGAGGAGGTGGGTTGAGCTCAGTAGCAGCGTGTGGTGACGTTGCCGAAATAGTCGACGGAGGATCGGCAGCGGGTGTAGCTGCCGTCGAAGCCTTGGTAGGTACCAGTGGTGTTACCGAATTGATCGGACTGGATACGAAGGCGGTTGCCGTAGCTGTCTCTGCAGGTGGTAGTCCCGAAGTAGTCGGTGCTGCAGCGATTGGTGTACTGAGCCTGGGCTGGCAGGACGGCAAGGCCGACCAGCAGCGGGAGGAAATAACGCATAGGGCGTAGTCAGTGGCGAAAGAATAGGACAGTGGGTCTATTCGCTAGCCAGGTGATAAAGAAGCCAGCAGAAAAGCCCCACCCGGCGGACCGAGTGGGGCGGTGTAGCCCGGTGGCTACAGATCAGAAGCTGGGCTCTTCGCCGGTGGGGCCGTCAGCGAAAGGCGCAACGATGGGGGCATCGAGCGCGGGCTGGTCGGCGGGCTCAGAGTTGAGGACCGAGATGGACTGGAGGCGCAGCTGCTTGCCGGTGGCGTTGAGGTAGCTGTTGCGGATTTCGATCTCGCCCCGGCGGACCCAGAAGCCGGTCACGCGGATGCGTGCCCAGCGGGTGCTGCGAGCAATGTCCAGCAGCTGGGTAGCCAGTGGGCCATTGCCGTTGTCGCTGGCGATGAGGCCATCGACGGGGAGATCGACCCGGGTCTCTTGGCCGTTGATCAGCTCACGAGCGTTGTTGGTGAGGATCGCGGTGACCTGGAATTTGGCCTCCGGGTTCTTGGACTCGATCGGCTTGACAGCTCTGAGCATGCCAACCAGGGCGACCTGGTTCTCATTGGCTGCAGAGCTGGTGGCGAGGATGGCCTCGAGCTCGGCGATGCGAGCTTCCAGATCGGTCTTGGTGATGGCGGTAGCCATGGATGCAGCCGGTCTTGCGACCGGGAGAAAGGGAAATGCACTGCTGAGTGAGTGCACGAAAAATCCCCCCACCCGGCAAGCGGATGAGGGGATGAGGTGCTGAACCTTGGCTCAGGCGTATTGCCGTTCGAGGTCTCGAACGAGGTGCCAATCAGCGTTAACCAGCTGCTCGCAGTAGGCGAGGAATTGGCCGATGCCGATAGGTGCGTAACCGTCCAGGAATTGATCGTGGATGGTGTCGAGCTGGACCTCTAGCAATTGCCAGAACGGATCCAGTGCGCCACCGATCATGTGGCCGGTTTGATCGAGGATGACGTCACGGCGAGCGAGGAGCTTGACGCGACGAAGCAGTCTCGAGAGTTGTCCTTCCGACATAGCGGAAATCCGGGCGTCCCCGGAGAGAAAGAACAATGCACTGCTGAGTGAGTGCACGAAAAATCCCCCCACCGGCGGTGCCGATGAGGGGAGTAGTGGGGTCAGCGGCAGCAGAGCTCGTTGAGCAAAGGCAGGAGCTCCTCGAATTCGTCGGAGTCGTCCTGCCCGGCTGCGGCTCTGCGCTGGCAGGCAGCGGCGCGTTCCCAGGCGAGCAGGTGAAGTTCCTCGGTGGTCATTTCGTGAGGGGCCATCGAAGCAGTCAGCGCCAAAGGCGCTGATGAGAAGGGACACGAAAAATCCCCCACCCGGCTGAGCCAGGCAGGGGATCTTGGTCAGAAGACCAGGGTCGTGTCGTCGTCGCTGGCCATGAAGTCAGCGAAGGTTTGAACGAAGGGGGTGTGGTGCTCGGCCTCGGCCTTGGAGCCGTAGATCCGAGCGAGCGGAGCCGAGTTGGGGTCGGTGGGATCGGAGGGTTCGATACCAACGAAGAGCTCGGAGTGTGTCACCGGAGTGAGGCAGCGCAAATGCACTGCTGAGAGAGGACATGAAAAATCCCCCCACCCGGCAAGCGAGTGAGGGGATCAGGCTCGTTGAGCATGCATGCCAAGCAGGGCTTGCTTGATGCTGTCGGCGTGGCAGCGCTTGGGGGCGCAAAAGCAGACAAGCTCTAGCGGCTGCTCAAGGGCAATCGCGTAGAGCCGTTCGAGCTCAGCGCGAGCAGGGCCGCCAGCGCTGTAGTTGTCGCGCAGCCAGGCGAGATAGCGCTCGCAGACGTCGTCGCGATCGGACTCAGAGCGCATCGGGAATGGATTCCCGAGAGCGCTCGGCCGACCGACGTAGGCCCTATAAATGCCTGGCAGCGGATCGCTGAGCGTGCGCTTGCTAAGGACGCGGATATCCACCGGAGTGAGGCAGCGCAAATGCACTGCTGAGAGAGGACACGAAAAATCCCCCCCCCCACCCGGCAAGCGAGTGAGGGGATCAAGTCAGAGATCGTCGAAGGTGGCGAGCAGTGCTCTGGGGTTCAGGATGTTGCTGCCGAAGATGGCAAAGACGGTGGCGGCGACAAAGCCGCCGACCAGGCCGATCTTGCCAAGTAGTAGGAAGCCCAGGCCGCCATAGATCAGGCAGCCGATGAGCCAGCCCAGTGCAATACCCAGGGCGTAGCCAAGCCAGAGACGTGTCATCGAAGTCGGGGCGCGAAACGCACCGTGTAGAGGGACACGAAAAATCCCCCCACCGGCTGGGCCGATGAGGGGATGTACGGCAGATAGCCGTACGGATCAGAAAGCCTTGACCATGTAGGTCCGGCAGAACTCGGTGTGGGCGGTGTGCTGGTGAACAGGCCAGTCCTGGCGGATGCACTGTTGGCGGGTGGCCTGATCGAGCCGAGCGACGGCGGCGTGCATGGCACCGACCAGGGTGAAACCGATGGCGGTGCCGGCAGCGATCGCGAGGATGGGAGCGCGCATCGAAGTGAAGCAGCGCCAATGCACTGCTGATGAGGGACACGAAAGAACCCCCACCTGGCTGTGCCAAGCAGGGGTTCGGTGTCAGGTGGTTTGGACGATGTAGCGCAGGTCGACCAGGCCGTTGTGATCGCCGAGGGCGGCGTAGCTGAGAGAGCACCAGTTGCCGGGGTTCTCGGCATCGAAGGAGACCTCGGGGTCGTGCACATCGGTGCACTCCCCCAGGCCGGTCTCCTCTTGCCAGCTCGCCAGGTCGCTGCGGTCAAGGCAGAAGTGCATCCAGAGGACGCCTTCGCTGACGCAGAACCAGGCTTCGCCGGCAGTGAGGTGCGCAGCTTCAAGGGCCTGCTCGATAGACCTGGCCTCGAAGAGGATGGCGCGTGCCATGGCTAAAGCAGTGCAGATGCACCGCTGAGGAAGGACACAGAAAAGCCCCCACTCCCGGAGGGAGCAGGGGCTTGGTGTCAGGCGAAGATCGCGCGTTGCTTGCGGGACTCGTAGTCCCGACGAGCGAGCTCGGTCGGGACGGAGGTGGATCTGCTCCACTCGCGCTTGTTGCCGCGCAGCGCCCAGAAGGTGATGCGAGTTTGGTCGCCGTTGGCGATGTACTCGTATTTGCCGGAGGGAGTGATCAGCGTCGTGAAGGACATTGAATGCACTGCTGTATTGGGACACGAAAAATCCCCCACCTGGCTGAGCCAAGCGGGGGATGGTGTCAGAAGGGGCACTCGCTCTCGGGGAGGTGAGTGGAGCGGAGCAGGAGATTGGCGGCCTCGAATTCCTCGGGGTTGATCACCTCGTGGTCGTAGTCGAAGTCGCCCTCGATGCCGTGCCAGGTGTAGACCTCGATGGATCTGCGGAGCGCGCAGGCTGCGGCGCCGTCGATCCAGTTGTGGTTGAGGGTGATGGTCATCGGAGTCAAGCAGCGTGAAATGCACTGCTGGTGAGGGACACGAAAAATCCCCCACCTGGCTGAGCCAAGCGGGGGTTCGTGTCAGCCGAAGTAGTGGCGCTGCTGGTAGACGCGTTGGCAGAACATGAGCCACTGCAGCTTCTCGAGAGCTCGCTGCTGCTGGTGCTCACCGCGGGCGGCGGCGAAAGCCTTGCGTGCGGCCTTGATCTGAGACTTCAGTGTCATCGGAGTCAAGCAGCGCAAATGCACTGCTGCGGAGGGACACAAGCAGAGCCCCTGATCGCGGCGCGCGCGGCGGGGCGTGGTATCCCGTGACGCGATGAGACTCAGCTGAGACAAGTGGAATGGATGGCGTGGGTGGCTCCGGGGTATTGGGGTGTGGAGAGATGGAGCACAAAGCGAGCGCAGCGAGCGCATGGGCGAAGAGAACAGCGAATCAGTGCGCGTAGCGCACAAGAGATTCACCGTTGAGAATGATTCCCATAGGGAGAAAAACACCCACCCGCAGTGGATGAGGCCCCCCTAGTCGCGAAGGCGCGGGGGTGCGGGGAGGCGCGGATTGCGCCCGAGCGCGTGCGCGGGGTACTGGTGGTTGCGTGTGGAAACGCTGACGCAACGCGTGAACGCGTCGCTTGCTCCCGTGTGTGCGCGCACTTGTATACATCTGTTGCTTACGCAGCTTCCGTGCGCTCAGCTGCTACTCATCTGCTATCCACAAGTAACGCTCGCTCACTCATTCGCTCACAAACGAAGCAGGCTTCTCTCGCTACATACGCAACGCAGCGAACGCGATAAGCGCGCGAAGCGCGCACGCGGGCGCGGGGACTGGCGCGGTAACCCCAAGCGAAGCAGGGGCGTGGCGCAGTCTTTTTTTTGTTGGGCGACTCCCGCAACTTGCGGGGGGTGTTTGATGTAAACCGCGCGCCGCAGCAAAAATCAACAGGGGTCCCGCGAGGCGCGTTCTGTAGGGTGAAACGATTTTTCCCATGGTGAAATGGGCCAATTTTTTCGCCCTACGGAGGAGGGTGTTTTTGGGCCCAGAAATAAATAGAGCTGAGCAATAATTTCCTGAAAAATCGCGACGCGTTCATCCACGCGAGGCGCAGGGTCAAAAAGTGAGATTCTTTAGACTCGTCGTACACAGTGCGCGGCGTGGCGTTCAATGGCGCTTGGGATTGGCGGAATTGGCAGTTTCCGCTGGGAAGACCCTTACGACCCCCGCCGGAATCTGGGCGCAGTCCCTAGCCAGCTGAATATCCCTGGCTTGCCTCCTGTTGTTCCGGGTATTCAGGGCGACCTCGAGCGCGTGCAGCGGTATTTCGCACGCCAAGCCGCCGCGTCGCCTGAGGCGCGCGATCAGGTGTTGCGCGATCTCGCTCGCAACCTGCCGCCAAGCAGCGAAATGCTTGTCGATGGGCAGTCATATAGCGGCAGTCCATCTAGTCAGCTGTCGCTGAATGTCCGATTAAGCGAAGGGCAAGCGCTTCCCACGGCCGCTCCGGGAACTGCGGAGCCCCTGATGCAGCGCCGTGGCATCGAGACGCTGCCGACCGGTACCGAGGTGCGCAATAACTACTACCAGCAGAGCGATCCGCGAGTCAGAACACGTCGTAGTGGCGCGCAGTATCGGCCTGATTCGCGGCTTGCGCGTCGCGATGCAATGGTCAGAGAGGGTAATTCTTTCGCTGCGCTTGATACCCCTGAGCGCGTCGAGCAGATGCTTGCCAATAAGGGCGCGAAAAAGCCCTTAAGCGAGAGTGAGCAAGCATTCATGACGGTGCAGATGATGCGCCGGGCTAGCACCAGCGAAGAGGAGCGCGCGTTCCTGGATGACTACGCCGTGGAATTGGCGGACATGCTCCGCGTCGAGGGTTACGACCGCGACGAATCCGGGCGGAATTTAGACGTCACCGGTTATTCAGCAGAAGATCCCGAGGAGTTTGAGGCCAAGCGCTCTGGCAAAAACCTTCAGACGATCCAGAAGCAGCCAGATTTCAGGAAACGAGGCGCAAAAACCTATATCGAAGATGCAGGTGGCGCGGGCTCGCCTCCCTATGTGATCGAAGCATCGCAGCGGCAGCCGGATGGTCAGTGGCTTAAAGGTGGGGAAAGGGCAATTGGGACCATTGACCCCAACCAGCTGGTCGGAGTGCCTGCTGGATACGAGCGGGAGGGCGACGTTGACGAGGACAAAACAGCCTCGTTCATGCGAGAGAAAGAAATTCGCCTGAAAGAGGTCATCAATCGCATCAACGAAGAGAACAAAACGCCGGTCATCGGCCGCAGCGCTCTGCTGCAGGCACATCAAGAGGGTCGATATAGGCCTCTGTCGAAGGCTGAGTACGCGGCCCGCCAGGTTGCAGCAGCAGCAACAGGATCGAAGGACTCATTGATTGGATATTTGACCAAATCGACCGTGCGGCGCACCAAGGACGGGGTGAAATACGGCGAAGAAGTGCTGCCGGTGTACGACACGGAGGTGCTGTCAGGGACGCGCCAGGTCCCAGAGCCTGGAAACGTGCTCGATGGCGTCATCAATGAGACCGACAAGCTCTTCCGTGTGGGCTCTCCGGTCAACCGCGACTACGCAGAAGCGCGTGAATTCGCGCGTACAGCCTCCGAAGGTGTGAGTTCGCGGCGGCGCAAGGGGGTTCGCGGCGATATCACGCTTGCTCCTCTGGTCGATGACGCCGGAATTCGGCGAACCATGGAGAAAAAGTACGGAGAGGTTGACCAGACAGAGTTTTTCCGCGCATTAGGCAACCTGTCGGCGGAGATTCCGCCCGAAAATCGCAATGCCCTGCGCGACATCCTCGCCGAAGCAGCGCTTTCCGGGGAAATGCCCGTTGCCAAGGGCTCCGAGGTGTACGGCGTGCAGACCCCCATGCGGGGAACCGTCGAGAGTCTGTACTCGAACATCAATCCTCGCCGCAGTGGCGACCTCAACGCGCCTGATAGCCGCGCGGTTGCGGCTGGCAAGCAGTTGCGGGCCTTCTTGCAGGAGGCGCCGCGACCGCTGACCCCCGCTGAAGCGCTTGATGCGGCCGCGCAGTTCGGTGCGCGCTTCCAGGTGGACGCCAATACAACGCTGCGCGCCGCAGCTGAGATGACCACGGTGGAAATCCCGCTGCCTGGAGAGAGCGGCCGGACGATTACGCGGACTGTTCCAGCCAATGACCCCGGCAGGCCGCTGTTTGCCCCCGGCAGCTACGCCGCAGAGATGCTTGAGCAGGCGAAGCGGGAGATCAGTGGTGGTCGTCGCGTGGATCTTTTCCCTGAACCAGCTACGGCGGGGCTAGTAGAGGATGCCCCACGGACATTTGACGTGGACGAGGCCTCTCTGCTCATCGAAATGCTTCAGACGAGCGGCATGAGTGAGGAGGAATTTCAGGATCAGCTAGATCGCGCTGAAACCCTTCGCAAGCGCAGCGGCTATCAGCAGGTTCTGGCGGAGCCGGAGCGACCCGCGGACCCCATGGAGTCATACGTGGAGTACGCCACGCGCTACACCGGCGGTGATCGTGACCAAGCCGCATTCATCGTTCAGCGCGTCCTGGCCGACGAGGCCAGCGGTGACCCGATGCGCGCGATGTACGTGCCACGCCGCGCAAGCAATTTGGACCTCCTGCCTCAGATTGACGCGTACGCGGCGCCGGCCATGGATGTCGTACAGGTTGGAACTCGCGGCGTTGATCCAGTAGCAGCTGATCGTTTGCGCATGGCATACCGGCCGTCGCCGGAGGGCACCGCTCCCGTGCCCGGAATCCCTGCTGGCGCTACGTTCAACGACATGGCAAACGCCCTTGGCAGCGAGGTGGGCAGTGAGTCGCAAGAGCGGGCGATGGCACTGTTGGCCAACAGGATCGCTCAGCGCAGCAAAGCAGCGCCGGACTCCAACCTGAATGCTGTTGCCCCTGGCCAATACCCGTCAGAGCCGATTAACAAAGGTGCGGCAATGGCACGGCGCCGCTTACTGGGCGTCATGGGTCGATGAGCCAAGAAAAACGCGAGAAGGCCAAGGGTTTGACCCAGGCCTTCAAGAAGATGAGCAAGCCGGCAAGCAAGGGCGGAACCGGCGGCACGTTCACGGCTGCTGCGACCAAGGCAGGGCACGCGGATACACCAGAGGGGCGTAAAGCATTCGCCGAGCGGGTGCTTGAGAACAAGGCTGAATACAGCTCTAAGATGGTTAAGAAGGCGAACTTTTACAAGAACGTCATCGCCAAATAGGCGGCCAACCTCATACAACAATGAAGAGAGCTAGCAAGCAGGCCCAGAGCGCTGTCGCCAAGGTCGCCACGTATCGGAAGAGTAAGGCCGATGCGCCGAAATCGGCCCCAGCCGGGGCCAATCGGCCGAACCCACGGCGTGGCGATGATCGTGTAGTCGTGAAGGGAGACAAGCCAAATCAAGCCAAGGGACCAGTTGCTGCCCGCACGAAGGCGGTGGTTGAAGAGGGCAAGCAAAAAGCCAAGGAAAAGATTGCTGCAGCTCAGGCCCGCCGGGCTCAAAAAGAGCGGGAGGAACGGCAAGCAAGGGCGGATAGGGCTCGCGCAAATCGAGCAGAGAGACAGCCAATGAGCGCTAGACCTGCCGTGCAGAAGCAGCAGGCACCAGCGCCTGCAAGACCTGAAGGGCCAAGGGGTCCGGCAAACGCGTCGCGCCCCGCGCCCCAGGTGGGTCGCCGTAGCGCGCCACCCCGCCGCGCACCCGAGCCCATTCCCGGTCGCAACCCGGGCATGAAGGGGCGTTATTAAAGAAAGAAGCGAAAGCCGCGTCATCGCTAGGATGTTGAGAAGCTATAGCGGTTGGCGTGGCTTATAGGATCCCAGAAGATGCCGATACGCAGGGTCGAATTTTCGATCTAGCAATTCGCAGCAAGCAGGATCAAGAAGAGAACATTGCTGGCGGCCTGGGCTTTGAGGCTGGTAGTCCCGTGAAGCGGCCGTCCGGGCGATTTGCCGGTGATCTACTGGCAGGGAATCTTGGAGTGAACGGTCAATTCGGGGCAATGATCAAAGACCCGGATGCTGAGGCTGTTGTGGGCGAATGGGCTCAGTACTTCGCAAACGGCCCCTACGGTCCTGACGCTGGTTACGTATAACGATGGCACTCCGTTTAGCTGCAGGCATCCCCGCGCTGACACGAGCGCTGAAGGATATTTTCCCGGCAAAGTCAGGCAAGGACTACGCATCTCTCGCGCTGCGCTTTGGCCCGGAGCTACTGGGAGCGGGATTGGTTGCTTCGAGCCTGCCTGACGGGACCGAAGGGGGAGCCAGGGCGTTGGCAGCCGGCGAGGAGTTGGCAACAAGCGTCGGCCTATCACTGCTCGGGAACTTGGCAGGTCGAGGTGTCGCGCGCAATATGGCTACGCGACGGTTGAACAACCTTGACGCCAAACCCCTCCCGGAAGGAGTGAGCAAAGAGCAGTACCTCAGGGAAATGACCGACATGGGCATGAATATCGGAGACGTGGCTGCTTTGCCCCTCCAGTTTTTTGTGCCGCGTGCGTTCTACAACTCACAACTAGACGAATACGTCAGTCAACAGCAGGGTGGCAAGCGGTCCGAGGCGGAAGCTCAAGACAGCGAAGAGGATATGAATCTGGCCCTTGCAGCGCTATTAACCTCGGGCGCTCTCGGCACTGGCGGCATGGCCCTGGGCTCCGGTCAGCCGAGGCAGATCATCGGAGGTCAATATGTCTCCTAGCTACCCGAGTGAGCCGACCTGGGATGACCTAGGGCGGGTCTTTCAGCAGGCCTTCAACTCGAGCTCGAAGGAGTACCAGCAGCACCTCGCGCGGCTGGCTGGCAGCGAGGGGTACGAGGTCTCGCCGATTCGCGGGATGCTTGCCTCATCCCCGCTACTCGGTCTAGCCAGGCAAGCACTACCGAACACGGTTGGCGACACGGAGTGGGGGCGCGCTGCGGCAAGTGTGCTGCCAGCAGGCAAGGCGAGAGAAGTTGCTGAGGGTATCCGCCTTGGCGGCTACAACCAGGTAGAGCGGGAGCAATTCAGCCAGGCAAGAGCCGATGATCCCGAGCTGCGCCGGTACACGGTTGAACTGGGGAAGCTGCCAAGCCTTGACGGACCGGAAGAGGTCAATGCGGGCACTGGCAATTACCGTGCCAAGGCGGCGCAAGTGGCTGGTGTTGCAGCCAATGATCTAGTCACCGATGGCCTGCGCAACATCTGGTGGTTCCTGAACGCCCCGCAGGCAATCACGACGGTAGCCATGCTGCACGGCATGCACGAAGCCGGGCAGAAATTCAAGCAAGACAGCGGTCAAGAGAAGTACATCGGCAAAGACACGCCGCTAATAACAAGGCGTGGAATGCGAATGGCTGCTCTGGCCCCGGCCTGGATTGCGATGTCGATGGGTATCGGTAATTTCAGCCGCGAAGCTGGATATAAGGCCGTGCTGCCAAGTGAAGTGGATCCGCGTCAGACCACGGATCCCGTAGGCGAATTAGCAAGCCGGTACTTCCTGGGCCGTACTGGTGCCCTGCTGCCGTACGAAGAGTTCGTCCAAGAACGCCCCGATGTCTCAAAGCAGGAATACGACGAGTACAAGTCGTATTTGTTTGGGAATAGTTTGCCAATCAAGGCCACCATGGATGGCATTCACGGCCCTGAAGTGACATTCATGGGCAAGAGCATCCCCTTGGCTACTGGGGTGCTCCCTGCGGTAGCGGCGGTGATCGGTGCGCGGCGTGGCATGAAGGTCGGAGCACAGAAGGTCGCATCGGCTGGCGGGTACGAGCAGGCACAGCGCAAGGGTCTTGAGTACGAAAATCTCAAGAGAGAGTTCCTCGAGCAAGAGGAGCGCGTCAAGAGGGGGTTGACTCGGGTGACAAAGAGCAGCAAGAAGACAGAAGTCCATCGCCCGGAATACGAAGCCGCTCATAAGGCGTACCGCGATCAAGTTGATGCCAACGAGCGTCAGGTTGCTAAGAGCGTCCTGGTGAATAGTTCTGGAGCATTGACGGGTACTGCCTTGGCGGGACACGTCTTAGAATCACTGCGCAGGGCCATGAAAGGCACCGCGCCTCAAGAAGAATCCTTGGAAGAGGTGTAATCAGTGGTTGCCCCGATTGGCGGCTTTGGCCGGTTCAAGTCCAACATCGGTGATGCCATCGGCGGCATGGCGTTGGCTAACTTCCAAGATGAAGCGGCCATGGCGAAAAACGCTCTCGTGGCTCGCAATCAAATCAAGGCTGCCAAGGCGGGCGCAGATGCAAAACGCTTTGCCGGGCAGCAGATAGCAGACGCCACCATGTTCCAAGGGGTCATGGGAGGCTTTAGTGGCCTTGCCAGTGGCGTGATCGGCGGCCTTAGCAAAATTGGTTCGGGCAGCGGCAGCGGAGCGAGTGACCCCACAAAGGGGTACACGTGGGGATCTGGTGATATCGGCGGACTTGATATCAATTACGACTGGAAGCCGGGGGCCACTGATTTTTCTAGTGGCTGGCAATCGGCTCCCCGGAGCGGCTGGGATTTAACCGGCTGGTAAACCACGAAACGACGACAGCAATGGCATTCAAACCAGGCTCGTACCGCTCCAAGTACTACGACGAGTACGAATCGGAGGCCAGTCCATTCGCGACATCGTTTCTCGACGGCGGAAATTTTCTAGACAGTTCCCGGGGTTACCGCGCAAAAGCGGAGATGGATGTCAGCCCGGTCCCGATAGGAGAAGGCATCTTTGACGCGGGCGGCACCAAGGCATTGGTCGGTGGCGCGCTGGCAGAGCAGCAAGCTGAGATGGATGTAGCCAATAGTGCAATGAAGGCTTGGAGCGACTTGAAGCAGTCGAAGCTTCTGGCGGCAGGAGCCAAAGATGCCATATCCGCGCAGGCAGGTGCCTCGAAAACAGGGTCAGTTGCCGGCATGCTTGGTAGTATCGGTGGAACGGTAGTTGGCGCTCTGATTTGAGGGAGCTCTATCGGGATACGCAAGAGCGGATAGCGTCTGCAGCTGCGAGATTCCCCAAGACCCTTGCGTGCTGGTCTGGCGGGAAGGACAGCATGGTCTTGCTGCACTTGCTGCATCGGGCTGGCTTGAAGCCGGACGTGGTGTTCTTCAGGGAGCCATGGCAGCCAAGGAAGTACGCGTTCCAGGATCGGATGATCCGCGAGTGGGAGCTGCATGTGCATAGCTGGCACCCAGAGTGTTCGGCGATGCAGCAAACGGGTGATGAGTTCGAGGTGCAGAACGTCTACGCGTTTAACCGGACGAAGTTGACATGTCCGACCGGGATCGTGGAGCCGGCGGAGGACCTGTCATGGGTGTGCGCCCTGGATATCTTGAGGCGCCCCAAGCAGCGTGGACTGGTTATGCCGCACTTCGATGCGGTGTGGATCGGGCATAAAGGGTGTGACACCGACGTAGTCCTTGGAGGCGACGCCGGTACAAGGATTGGCGCACGCGTCTTACCCCAAGAGGCATCGTTGCTGTTCCCTTTGAAGGACTGGAGTCACGACGACATCTGGGAATACATCGAGGAATACGAGGTCCCCTATGACGCTGAGCGCTACGAGAGGGTGGATGGTAAGTGGCGCGAAAAGCCAGATCGACGCGTCAATGCCGACTACGTGCATGCCTGTACGCGGTGCCTTGATAGCAGGCCTGACGCGCCGAAGTTCGTCGAGTGCCCGAAGCTCGGAATGACGATTGAGAACATCGCCGATAAAGTCCCCTGGGTGGAGCCTGAGAAACTGAGTTATATGCAGGATTAAACCCTTTTAGAATCAAAGGATCGTGGATACGCGCTGAAGTGACTCCTACCCAGAGATGGATGCAAGGTGAGCAGCGACGTCGGCAGGCGCAGCAGGGCGCGACGCCCCCTCCATCTATTGTGGATATCGTCGCGACAGGAGTCCCCCCTTCCCCTCCGTCTAATCCACCCAATGGCGGTACCCGATTAGCCGGTGGCAGGAGCTTCCTGAAGGGTCTTGCGGACCGGGTGCGGGCTAACGGGGGAAAGCTGGCAGGCGCCGGTGGATTACTGGCAGTCCTGGCCGGCGCGGCTGAACTAGCCGATCAAGACGATCCACTGAGCAAGAACATCGCAGAAGCGCTGGGCTTGACCGGCGGCAACCTGGCAGGTGGCGCGGCCGGCGCAGCCGCAGGGATGTTCCTGGGTGGCCCGGTCGGTGCGGTTATCGGAGGCACGCTGGGTGCCACCGGCGGCGGCGCTGCCGGTAAGGGTGTAATGAGCGGGCTTTACAACCTGGTGACCGGCGAGGATCCCGATGATCGCAAGCTAGAGCTCCTTGCCAAGCAGCGTCGCCTGGAAATGGCGCTGGAGAACGAGGCTCTGCAAGGCCAGATCCCGTTGATGGCCGAAATTGCCAAGCTGAAGCAGGCGGATGATTTCGAGCGCCTGAAGATGCAGGCAGCGGTGAACCGCGACTACAACTTCGCGAACACCATGAACACTGCTGCATTGAATGCGCAGCAGAACGCCCAGGTCCAACAGGCACTGTTGACTCAAGCGCTATTTAGCTGATGTTCTCGCTGTTCTCCCCTAACACCGCAGGTAACTACGCGGCGAGTTTCCGCCAGGTAGAGCCTGTCCCGGGGTTCTCGAATGTCAAAGAGGATCGCTTCAGCGAAATGCTGGCGAATCTCCCGGTTGAAAAATACAAGCAGGAGATGGCCTTTGCGCGAGAGGCGCTGGGTGAGGTAGCTGCTACGAAGCGGGCGAATGACCAACTGGATTACTACCGCGAGCGAGATGCGCTTGAGAACAGGCAGAACAGGATCTCCAACCTCGTGAATTTCGGGAGAAATACTGCAGCACAGGTTGCCAATGTCGCGATCCCAGTCAAGCGCAGCCCCTATGACACCCTTCTGAGTGTCGCCCAAGCGGAAGACGCCCTGAGCGAAAGTCGTCGGAGCCGAATGGCTGGCTCAAGGGGCGGGCTGGCAGAAGCCTTAAAGGGGCTCGGTCCGTTGCCATCGATGAGCTCTGACAGTAGCGGCCTTGATGCGTCGTCGCTATTCCAGTCGACCTCGACGTATGCCGCACCCAAGCCTGGTTCTCTCGATGATGTGACCAAACAGGTCAGTATCATGGAACTATTCGAGCAAGCCTGGAACAAGACAGGTAGCAAGTAATGGCCAACCCCGTAGACCAGCAGCTCAAGCAGAGGCTCAGCAAACAGCTTGAGGCGTTGGGGGCCGGCTTCAAGCAAGACGGGACGCTGGGATTCTCTGATCCCGCGAAAGACAAGGCGTGGCAAAAGTTCCAGCAAGATGTAGCAAAACGCGGTCAGTCCAGCTCTAGCTTCACGGGCAGTACAGATCAGACTCTTGAAAATTACGGCAAGCAGATACAGGCCCAGGCTGCTGGGCAAGAGCTGCTGAACAATGTCGGCTTGAAGTATGCGGAGGGTCAGGTACCGATACTGCGACAAAAAGCAGATATTGAGACCAATGCATATGCCGGCAAGCTCGGCGCTAATGTCGCCGCGCAGAGCGGGCTGTTGGATCGCAACTACGATCACGAGCAGCGCCTGGCCTTGAACGAAACGGATCGTCTGCGGATGATCCTTGATTCAGGCCGGGACGACTACGACAAGGCGCTAGCTCTTCAAGAAAAGCAACTGCAACAGCAGGGTAACGCCAATATGCTCAACTTTTTCAAGGACCTGCTGTACGGCGGGGCCTTACTTTTCGGTTGAATTAAACGGTCGCTCAAATCATGGCAAGCAAAGCAAGCAACGCTGCTCGGCGTACCGCAAGAACAAGGGCTGCCACCCAGGCCGCGGCAAAGCCCACCACGAAAAAAGCAACTCCTGCCACCAAGGCGAGGACAAACGCTGTTCTAGGTAACAGTGTCAACAAGGCCAAGGACAGGAATAGCGGACGGTCTGGCTCGACAAATCAGTCGAGGTCATCTGCAGGCAGAAATCAAGGCAGGAATCAAGGTAGGAATCAAGGCAGGACATCGAGTTCCACGCAATCCACGACTAATCAGACGCAACCAACCGCGATCGGAACGCAACCGATCAGCTCGAGCACGCAGCGGTTTACGCCCGGCGCCCCGAAGACGTTGGCAGGAACCATGTTCGACCAGGGCTGGGGCTTCGCAACGGATATCGGCAATAAATATGCCGACAACGAAGTCATCGGCGGCGCAGTAGCGGGCCTGGGCCTGGATGCTGCCGGGACCATGATCAACATGGGCCTGAACCAGCAGTACAACGATGCAATGCTTGCCAGTCTGGGGAGACATCAGGGCCACCTCGAGAACCTCCGCACGGGTAACACTATGAAGTTGATGGGGGCGGAGGCTTTACTCGCTGAGGGCCTGATCGGCGTCCAGGGCACGGAAGCTCGTCGTCTTGAAGAGACCAAGGGCACGCAGGACCGTCTATCTAGGGTCACCCAGGGCGAACAGGACCGCCTCGGCTACCGGGTTCAGGGCGAGGAGGATCGCCTGTCTCGGATCACGCAGGGCGAACAAGACCGTCTCGGCTACCGAGTGCAGGGCGAGGAAGAGCGCCTGAACATCGGCGCTCGAGGCAAGGAGGATCGCCTGTCTCGAATCACTCAAGGCGAACAGGACCGGCTTGGGTACCGCGTCCAGGGCGAGGAGGAGCGCCTGAACATCGGAACCCGAGGCAGGGAAGAACGCTTGACTGTGGCAGCTCAAGGCGTAGAAGACCGCAAGAAGCTGCAAGAAGAGGGCACGCAACAGATCCGTCTGCGGAGTGACGCGAGAGGCGCGATCCGCTCGGCTGGCTCCCGCTTCTTCGGTTGAGGTCCACTGCTAGGTGAACGCAAGCCGAACTCCGAGGGAAGTTGAGCAGTTCTTAGTGGCGCTGGATAGCGGGCGCCGCGAGAGCTTCCTCGCTTATGCAGAAAAGACGTATTCGATTTACGAGATTTGGTTGTACGCCTCGGTCCTCGGATTCGACGGGCCGTTCACTGATCTCGAGGCCTGGGTGGCAAAAACGTACCCCAAGCTGAATCGGCGAGAAATCATGCTCGCTGAAATCGTGAAGCTCGAATCGGACATCGACTTCTTGAGGCAGCAGGTGCAGGCGGATCTGATTAAGGCAGATGCCGCTGCTACGCGGATCGCCCACCTGTCCAAGGAGCTACGCGGCCATGTGATGGAAATCGAACGACTGACCAAGAGCCAGGATCGACGTGGACTGGTCATGGCCGGGGCTGACAAGGTGATGCGTGAGTTGCGTGCCATCTTCAAGGGGAACGAGGATGTCACCAACGCGTTGGATTTGGCTTACGAGTCGGTGTGGGCAATGCTCACCGACGAGCGCTAAATAGGGTGAAACAATCTAGACTCGAGGCATGAGCAATGCCTCGATTGCACTAGCGCGCCGGCGCAGTGCTCAGCTAGCTGCGCAGGCAATCAAGAAACAGCCGGAGGTCGTCGAGATCCCGCCTCATGTGCTGAAAGCGCGGGACAACTTCAGCTACTTCTGCGAGCTGATGGGCAAGAAGCCTGCTCGGCACATGAAGGAATGGCATCGTGCGTTCCTGACGGGGCAGAGCAGCGATCACCTCTTGGATATCGCTGGCCCGAACACGGTGCTCTTGAGCCCGCGTGGTAGCGCGAAGTCGACGGTGGTTGGCATGCTGCTGGGGTGGCTGATTGGCCGCCACGCGGAAGCGAAGAAGCTGCTGCGCATCCTCTACGTGTCGTACAACGTGGATGTGGCGCGCAACAAAAGTGCAGCGATCAAGAACCTGATTCTTTCCCGGGAGTATCAGGAGATTTTCCCCTCGGTCAAGCTATCGAAGACGCGGACGTCTGACGAGCTGTGGAGCCTGGACTGGGAGTTTGCAGGGATCGACGTGCGCGGCGAAGACGCATTCACGATTGCCTGCGCTGGCCTGAAGGGCACCATCACCTCAAAACGCGCCAACCTCGTGGTGGTCGACGACGCGATCAAGAGCGCAGCGTCGATCGCCAACCCGGATATTCGCCGGGAGATGGAAAGCAACTGGACGAACGTGATCGTGCCAACCATCTTCCAGGGCGGGCGGACCATCGCACTGGGGACCCGCTTTCACTTTGACGATCTGTTCTCCACAATTTTCACGGAGCAGAAGGGCTGGAAGGTCATCACTCAATCGGCCATCCAGTACGACGACGATGGCAGGCCAAAGTCGTATTGGCCGGAGATGTGGTCGACCAAATACCTGCTGCGACTGCAGGGCGACGACAAGGTGGCGTTCTCGTACCAGTACCTGAACCAACCGGTTCGCTCAACAGAGCTCGGCATTTCACCAGAGCTGTTCATCAAGGGCGAGGTCCCAGACACCTACGACACGGTTGGCGTAGGCATCGACCTCTCGGCAGGGATGAGCGAGCGAAACGACTGGACCGTCTTCACGTTGGCGGGACGGGTCGACGACAAGATCTATGTGATCGACTACCGGCGCATGCGCTCGATGGGCAACATCGAGAAAGTGGAGGCACTCTGCGAGCTGTTGGTCGAATGGAACCTGCTGGCGGCCAACGAGGAGGGCCATTACTTCCCGAGCGCCTCGCCAGTGACGATCTGGCCCGAGGTCGTCGCCTATCAGAAGAGCTTCGAGGGAGACCTCAAGCGAATCCTGTTCAACGAGTGGCAGCTGTACAACATCAACATCAGCCCAGTGAAGGGTTTCCGGGGCGACAAGCTGGCTCGCCTGCGCGGAATTATCGGCCTGTTCGAGGCCAAGAAGATCATTTTCAACAAGTACCGCGACTTTGGCGGCATGGTCGATGAGGTGGTGAACTTCGGGCACGCACCGCATGATGACTGTGCCGACTCTCTGAATATCGTTGTCCAGGGCTTGATGCGCCGTGGTGGCGCTCAAGTTGAGTGGAACTAAGATAGACCAATGAGACAGGCTACGAACGAGCGCTTCCGTCGGATCCTGGAAGCCGCGCGCAAGCGTGACGGTACGAGTGGTACCGACACGATGATCGTGAACAGTCATCTCTCGCAGATGAAGATGTTCATGCTGCGTCAAGGTGTCGAGTTCTACCCGTCTCAGGACACGTTTGGTTTTCGCAAGAAGTTCCTCGATCAGCTGATTGAGGAAAACGAAATCGACTGCCGCCTTGAGGGCATCGTTGACGATTTCCTGATCGACGGCAAAGGACTGTTCTATTTCAGGCCGATCAGGGACACCTATCGCCTGATGTGGTTTAGCAAGGAAAACTACAGGGCTTACTACGACGCAACAGGCCAGCTCGAGGAGATCGAGCTGATTTACTCCTTCACTGTGCGCGATGGCCTTGGCGTCTTGTCGGTGCCTGGTAGCGACGGGGGCTCCACGCGTTATGTGAAGCTGCGCGTCAAGCGTGATCAGATTAAAGAAACGATCAGCACAGAAAAGCCGTCTTTCGACTCTGCATTCGCTGCAGGAATGCTGTCTGCTGGTCAGACGCGCACGCTAATCAACAGTCTGGGATTTGTCCCGGCCGTCGAAGCCTTCAATACGATGCGCTCGACCGGCATGGATGCGACCGGCGAGTTCGACTGGCTGGCAGACCAGATCGTTACGCATGACGATCTGGTCAAGAACATCCGGACAAACATCCATTTCTTCGGCAACCCGACGCTGGTATCGAGTCGTCCCAAGCAGGACCTTGTGGAGTCGGGCGATGAGGATGCAAGTCGCCCAACCATTAGTTCTCAAGGCGGCTTCTACGCAGGGAACCGCCCGTCCACGCGGGTGAGCCAGCCCTACGGAAGCGGTGGTGGTGGCGGACTCAAGGTTCCCCGGATCATCGCCAATGTCGAGCCGACGGATCGACTGCTGTATGTCACGCCGGACGCCGTATCGGGCGACCAGAACCTGTACGCGCGTCAGTACCGAGAAGAAATCCGTACTGCACTGGGTGGCGTTGACGAGCTGGGTATCTCGACCGGCGCAACGGCCTATGAGATCAAATCCCTCTACGGCCGCGCTTCGACAACGGCTAAGCGCCGCTGCCGGGGGCTATTGACGTATGGCCTGTGCAAATTGCTTGCCCTGATCATCTACCACGAGGAGCAGATCTTCAGGGACTCATTCGCTGCAGCGAGTGGGATGGAAAAGCCGCAAGCGCCGATTCGCGAAGAATTTCAGACTCGCGAAGATTTCGCGATGGCGATGGAGGCATACGAGGCAACTCTCGCGGAATTCAAGCAGCAACTGGAAGCCAGCATTGCCGAGGCCGTGCAGGCCAGGGAATTACCACCGGGCGTGGTCGGCTTGATCCCTGATGGCGATCGCAGAATCGAATGGCGTTGGCAGGGACCGGTCTTTGAGGATTCCGCAGAAGATATACTGAATGCAAGCATTGTTGTGCGCAACCTGCAGGAACTCGGTGTCAACAGCATCGAGGCTCTCAGGTATCTCTTCCCCGACAAAACGGATGAAGAGCGCAGCGCGATGCTCAGTGGCTATCCATTCCGGATGGCGCAAGCCACGCAACAAAGCATTGGCACATTCCTGTCGCTCATTCAAACGATGCGACAGACACCCCACCCGCAAGCTCCTGACCTACCGCTGCTTGCGGACCCTCAGCTCGATCTGACGCCCTACGTCTACCGAGCCCTGGACTTCTTGAAACGTGAGCTGACCTATGCAGGACAGTACAGTGATGACACAGGCTCCGGTGACCCCGCAGCCCTCGATGACGTCGAGCGTACCCGCGTCGACCGTGGCTTACCAGCCAGCGCCGGCCCAGAGCGCCCCAGCTTCGTACCCGACAGCTACGGCGCCACAAGCGGAGCAGGTTTACTCGCAGGCGCCGGTGGCGCAGGCGAATCCCTGGCAGGAGGCGTTCAATCGACTGAGCGAAAGCCTGAGCGCGACGCGGAGCTCCCAATCGCAGGTGCCCTACTCGGCGCCGACCCAACAGGCAGCTCCCTCCCCGGAAGCCTATTGGCAGCAAGCAGCCAGCTACCAAGCAGCCCCTTCCGTTTCGGGGACGCCGATTTCGCCGCTCCCTCAAACGCAGGCCTATTCCCAGGCGACGTATCAACAGGCGCCGACCTGGAACAACGCCGCAACGGCGAGCGCGAGCGACGGGTATCTCGAAAGCGTCAGCAACGAAAGTCTTGAGGTTCTCGAGCACTTCGGTCTTGAGGCCCCTGCGCTTCTGAACCGCTACGCCTGCGTCGTAGAGGATGCTCTGCTGGCCCAGGCAACTCAAACTGCCCAGGTGATGCAGCAGGTTGAGCAGCTGGCTGAATCGCTGGAAGCCGCAAAGCTGGTGATCAACTCCGCCGCAGAGGACAACGCGGCGTACCACACCATGCTGACCGATCCCGATCTGCTGGCCGAATACGTCAACGAGTTCTTCGGTCCCGAAGGTCCTTACCCGACCGAAACCGCTGAAGACCGCCTGGCTGCCGAGGTGTACGCCAACGAGATGCGCTACAGCGGCGCTCCCGTCTACGAGCGTCCTCAAATGGACATTCCCTCCCCCGGCGTTCAGGCCAGCGAGGGTGATGATTTCTGGGGCATGTTCTCTGCGATTAGCGAGCGCAACCCCGCCGCCGCATGGCAGATGCTGAGCCAAGCCTCCCCCGAGGCCCTGCGCAGCAAGCTGCTGATTTCGGAAGCCTGATTCATTCGCGCCCCGCTACGGCGGGGCTTTTCATCATGATGTTGCCTCCTCGTGCCAACATCGACGCGATGGCGTTGAATGCGGCACCTAACTCGTCTGCAACCCTGCAAGTCCCCGTGGCACTGCAGGTGCAGCGCTCCAAGGATGCACTGCGCGCTGAAGAGGAACCCCGTCAGTTAATGGCCGGGATCCAGGACAGCGCTCGTGCGGCCGAGATGGATCAAAGCACAGCTGAAGCGAAGGCAAACGCCTTGGCGATGTACACCGCAGCTGAGGTATCGAAGATGGCCGGCCTCGGCCAGAACAAGATGGCTTTGGCGCAATCAGGCATGAGCCCTGAGGATCTGATGGGTCTGATCTATCGCTGATTTGCTGACTACGATGTAGTCATCTGCAAACACCTTGATGCGCCTTGCCGGTAGCGATGAGATTTTCTCGGCGCTGGCAGGGCGTTTTGCTGTCAATGGCACGGCACCTGCAGATGATGCGCTGGATGCATTCTTCCAGACGTATGCGCTATTGAAGTCGAAGGGCTACAGCGACAATGCGGCCGAGCAGGTGGCAACAGATATTGCGCAGGGGCGCGAGCCGGCTCCGC